GTGCCGAGCTGCGCATAGACGATAGGCAGTGACTGAGAGAGGTTCGATTTGTTGAACACCTCATTCATGCGGCGCTGCACATCCTCCAGCCAGACCTTTACCGGGCCGTAGTCTTTCATCGCCGGATCAGATACTGACAGCGTGAACCACGGACGGGCCGGGCTGGTGATGCCTGACATCATGCCGCTGGACAGCGTGCGCTCAGCCAGGGTGCATGTCGGATCGACGATATTGGTGTTGCGGCGGTTATCCCGGTTGGCATCGGAAACGAGGAAACGACTGGAACGCGGGCTGATGTAATCAGACAGGTCGCGCCAGTGTGGATCAAATGTCGTCCGCTCATCTTTGAGCAGCCCGAACTGTTTGTTTAATCGCTGCTTCAGCGTTTCTTCGGCCATGATTGCCCCGGTTTCCGTTACTGGCCCAGCAGCGTTTTATTGCTGGTGTTGGCCTTTGATGTGTCGCCCTGAGAGCCGGTCAGCAGTGTTGAGGCTCGTCCGGCAGCGGCACGGCGGCGGCGTTCTTCATCGTCTCGGGCGCTGACAACTGCATCATCCTGCGCCTGTGGCGCCGCCTGAACATCTGGTGCTGACGGTACGGAAGGTTTTGAACCCATGCACATGGCTGTAACTCCCTTGCATAATTACCAAAATTAAACCATATACGCATTATTTTGACCACTAATAAGCAAAAGCATTTGACAGCAGTTACCATAATGGTAATAGTTAGGCCGTGCAGAGAGCTGACATCGACTCACAAGCGGGGGCAGCACCGTAAAAGTCTGCCAGTTCGTAAAGCACGTGACCGCGTGTGACCCGAACCAAGCTGGCTGGGAGGTCAGCACACAACAGGAAAGAGCATTTGGAGGTGCACCAATAAGCCGTTGATGAATGCTCTGTCCGTTGTGGTGAATGCGGCTAGCGCACGCGGAAGACTGACAAAGATTGCATACAGTCTAAGAGTTTCCGCTCTGAGGTTTGTTAGTCTGACCAGAGCACCGGGAAGCACCCGGCACCACACATTTCAGGCGAGAACATTTGGCGGGCGTTCAGGAGCGCCACAGAGGCGCTGAGTGTTCTCACCTGATGTGCCGTAGGACCGTGTAGTTGCTGTGTAGTCTTTTTAGCCCGCCTCGTGCGGGCATTTTTTTGTCTGCCTCACCCATCACTAAGACTATTCCTAACCAGTTTTTATAGGTATGATTCATCAAAATTCGTTACCTATCTGGTTACTTCAATGAGCAATTTTTTTTCTGAAATCATTCAGTCTCTAAAAAAAACATCAACTGAGCGAATCAGCAACCCGTTCTATGGGGTATTAATAATTTCTTGGCTCGCATTCAATTGGGAAGCCGTAGCTATTTTGCTTTTTAGTGATCTAAAAATGGAGGAGCGAGTTAGGTTTATTAATTCCGCATACTCTCTTATGCATTTATATCCTTTTATAACCGCGATAATACTTACTTTCCTCTTGCCATGGTGCACCGAGAAAATCACCTTCTTTCAATCGAAACCAATAAGCAGAACCTCTACCTTACTAGCAATTAGAAAAAAGAGAATGTTGCTTGCTGATATATCTGTCGAGAGATTCAGAGCAAAAAAGGACGTTGCTTATGAGCGCCATAAGGCAGGAGAAGAAAAGCAAATTCAGGAAATGAAAGCTGCAATAATTTCGTCTAAAGAAACTACAGGACAGCTTAGTGCTGAATTAGATTCTGCGAATGATAGAAATGAAACCCTTAGCTTAGAAAAAAGACGGCTAGAGATTGATAATGAAGATCTTAAAGACATGTTAAATGAAAAAGAGAGCAAGATTAAAAACCTTAACTCTACTATAAGTGACATTGAAAATGACAGGATTATCGCTATCGATAAAATAAACTCTTTGAAAGAAGATAAATTTAGCTATGAGCAACTTCTAGAAGAAAAAGTAAGAGAATCGTCAGGATTACAAACAATCATTGACGAAAACACCACTGCCTTCCTTAAAGATATTAACTTTCTTAATGAAATCTATGACTTAAGTAACAGTGACGTATATTTCCTATTGAAGAAAAATGGCCTAACTGAACATGAGGCCATATCTAAAATAAACAGGTTAAAAAACATAATTGATAAATATTCGATTCCTACCCATAAGGGTCATAATCAGTAACGCTCATTCCCTGCTCCTGACTGCCCACATAATGCATCTTCTTGACCACCGGGAAGGCAAAAGTCAGGGCCAGCGCGTCAGCATCATTGGGTGATTTACCCAGGCGCTCTTTGATGCTGGTCTTATCCTCAAGCACAATGCGGCTGTCTTTCAACCTCACCTTGTATTCTGCCGCTGATAACTCTTCCGCCACCTGCTGACTGTCCAGCTGCCCGCCATCCTTCAGCCAGGTCTTAACGGCGTTGTAAATCTCGCCGCGCTTATTCGCCATCTGTGGATCGGTTGAGCCACCGCCAAACTGTATCAGCTGCCAGTTTCGCCCCCAGTTGTCGCCCACTGACTTCAGGCCGGTACCATAGCCGTAGTCGATAAACACGGCATCAGCGCGGTACTCATCTTCGAAGCTGGCAACTATCTTGGCAAAAAGCACATCGTCGGTGGTGCGCTGGTACTCGCCCAGCTTTTTGGTATGGAGCCCCTGCCGCAGATAGATAACCGCCGGGTCACCGCCCTGGTGTGCCGGGTCAACGCCGATAACCGTAGCAGCGTGCGCCACCTGTCCGGGGGTGATCACCCGTCCGACTGCAGCATCAGTCAGTCCGGTTGGGATGAACTGAGCCTCAGATGCTGACGGGAACAGGCCGCGCACACGCACTTTCACGAAGTCGCTGTCTTCGCCGTAGTCATCAACCCATTTCTGGATCTGCTCTTTGTTCGTGCCTTCCACCGAGCGGCTGTCTATCTGTGCTGTCTTCCAGCGGTGGCGCAGCTTGCGGAAACACTCACGGAATCGCCCGGTGTTACGCGTCGGGTTACCGAACGCCACCCAGATGATTTCTGTGTTCTCATCGGTCAGCGCACCCTCGGCTACTTCCCAGACCAGATCGGCGATGTTGGATGCTTCATCGAATATCAGGATGATGCGCTTGCGCTCGTTGTGCAGGCCTGCAAATGCCTCGGTGTTGTTCTCAGACCAGGGGATTGCATCAGCGCGCCACGATTTGGCGTGAGACGGATCATTGCTGTAAATGGCTGTGGCGGTGCAGGTAAACCAGTCCTGCGTGATGCTCAGTCGCTGCCACTTTGCTATCTCTGGCCACGTCTTCGTGCGCAACTGGTTCTCTGTGTTGGCGGTCACCACCACCTTGCAATCCTCGCAGGTGTCCATGCCCCACTTCACCAGCATTGAGATGAACGCGGATTTACCGATCCCGTGTCCGGACGCCCTGCCAATCATCAGCGGCTGGTGGCGCGTCGCCGGGTTCTGCAGGTGAGCGCCTATCTGCTTGAAGGCGTCCTCCTGCCACTGACGCGGACCTTTCGAGTAAGCCAGATCGGTACCCTCTTCGCCCCACGGAAACGCATACAGCGCATAGCCAAACGGGTCATGCGTAAATGCGCCGATGTCCCCAATCAGTTGTATCTCAAGATCGGCTGCACTACTCATCTTTGCCACCAGCAGCGGCTCGCTTCCGGGCAGCGGCCAGCTTATCAGCCAGGCTGACATTGATATTCAGCTCCTGCACTTCTTTGAATGCGCTGACGCCGACATGCTTACCGATCAGCTCGAGGTTTTTCACCTTATCGGGCCACTTAACCTTCTGCATGGTCGATTCGATATCCTCTTCACCGTCACCACCGGCCATGCGGATCCGGTTGATGTCCATGGCGCTTAGAGACGTGCGCCAGACTTTGGGCCACAGGCTGACTGGCTTCAATCCGCCTTCATCGGTCAGAATGTCGAGCACGTCCATCTGGTCAATTTCCACCAGCCTTTTCAGCACGTAATCAGCATCAATCTTCGTGCGGCGACTGCGAGCCTGGCGGAGGTGTGCAATGCGTTCCTGAATGCGGGGATCCGCCATAAGGCGGCTGGCCTGATTAACGGCTGTGGCTGGTGAGTACCCGGCAGCTATAGCGCAGGCGGTCTGATCGTCAGGGTTCTTAACGTACTCTTCGCAATAGCGAACCATCTGCTCATTGAGTGGTTTAGTGGATTGCGGCTTGGGCATAGTAACACCTCAAAAAATAATTACCGTTTTGGTAATAGTACCATGCAATCAGCAGCCGCCAATAGGTTGGTTAACTTCGCTTAATGTGATGCTCATGGGCACAGAGGAATGCTGCGTTCTCGGTGTCGAACTGATGCCCGGCTATCTCTTCCCAGTCGCCGGAGAATTTCCAGCGCACGTCCCACTTACCATTGCTGCGCGGCCAGATGATATAACCGCTGGTGAAGTCGCGGCCTGCGTGGATGTCGGGTAGCTTTTCTCCCCTGTCCATGAAGTAGAATCGGGTGCCGCCACTGACGAATGTTCTCATGTATCCTGTTCTGTCGCCTCACCTCCAAAGCTTAGGCGCCCTTGCCGATCAAGCTCGTTCAAAGTGAAAAACGCACACTTGTTGGCCAATATGAAAACCACTCCAACTAAACGGTAAAGCTTTCTCTTTTTCAAAGGTGCTGAGTAATCTAAACTATTATAAAAAGCCAGTGAACTAACACCTTCCTCAAACATATGCTTACTGACTTCCATATTTAGAAGTCCAAAAGGGTTAACTGTTTCAATATCAATTAAATTCACCGAAGCCTCGATCTCGTTAAAATCTTCATCATTCATAGAATAATCAAGCTTATGAGCAAACTTGTTTCTAATAGAATTTATAGTAACCAGAGCCTTGGCGATTGATAAAGGCAAACCTAAAGCAACACTAGTTTCTACTTTTGCCATGAAATATCGAGCTGGCTTAACAAAATTTTCAGTGCCAGGCCTGCGAACGTTTTTTATAAAAATTTCCAAAAAGTTTTCAATAAGCAAGCTAAGGCGCAGAACAACGGCGGCTTCATCGTTAATGTTCAAAATAGGAACATATTTGTTTGAATCAAGAAAGACCCCTAAATCACCGTTAATTGCAATATAACCTTCTAACTCCTGTTGTGATTCATTAGGCATAATTTATCTCCTATAGTGACATGTCACGTTATTTATTTACGCGACTTGAGAATTGATAATAGCTTCCGCTCAACCCCGAATAATGCAGGTCGAATCTTGTGCCCTTCTTTTTCTGTACGAAGGTCACCCCATTGCCATGGTCCAGCATTGAGCAGAATGCTGCCACGTGCGCCTCTGGTGAAAGCGACAGCATAGTCTGCTCCACGTGATTTCCATTATGCTCAACCAGCTCAGAAGTAATAATGGCGTCCAGCGGAACGCCAGGGTATTCAAGAATTGTGACGATGGTTTTGTTATTGCGTGCCATGCTTCTACCTGATTAATTTTAGGTCATGCCAATCCTTAGTCACACAGCATGCCATCTATCCGCTGCACGGACAACCTGCACCGGCAACTGCTCTTT